TTGGTTGCTGCGGTCAGCGTCAGACCATAGCCTGCGGTCTGAGGGTTAGCCACGAAGAATCTCGCATCTCCGAACTGGAAACTCTTGATTGCTTTCTGCCTGTCCTCGTCCGATGTATCCCCGAAGTAGTTGACTGTCGAGTCCGAACCATAGGCTTTCTTCAGTGCGGCCTCGATGTTTCGTATGTCATACCTGAACCTCGACCAGATGATTACCTTGCCGGACATCTCCTCGACTGTCTCCAGCACCGCATCGACACGCCTGCTTTTGAACTCCACAAGCTCTTTGTCATCGGTCATGATGTGGCCGCACAATACCTGTTGGAGTCTGAGTAGCTGAGTCATGGCCGCAGGTGCAGACACCAGTCCACCATCCTCGAGCAATGCAATAGCTGCATTCTTCAGTGACATATAGTGCTTGATCTGCTCGTCAGTCAGACTCACATGCCGGACTGTGTATATCTTTTCTGGCAGATCGAGAGCATCTTCTTTGGTAACTCGATATGAGAACTTGTCCAGCTTGGTAGAAAGCTCGTCAAGATTTCTGTATCCCACGACTTGCTGAAAACTGTGACCGCCCATCCGTTGAGTTCTCGTAATTGCGTATCGTCCCTGAAAGGAATAGAACGACTCGAAACCAAGCAGGACTTTGTCCATGAATCCACACTGTGCGTATAGATCCATCGGCGATTTAGTAACGGGCGACCCTGTAAGTATACGCCGAAACGATGCTGCTTTACCAAGTGCAACCAGAGCCTTAGTCCTCTTGGCTTTCGGGTTCTTAATAGTTGTTGACTCATCAACCGCAAGTAGGAAAGTCGATCCACGAACAAACTTCTCCACGAACGCTCTGACCTTTGGCGTTGCAAATCCCTCCACGTTGACCAGTAAGATGCGGAGCTTACCACACTCTTCAATGCCTGATAGTAGGTGTTCTTTCTGACCCTTGTTCGGGTTCGGATTCCAAACATAAACCTCGTGTTTAATATCGTCCCGGAGGTGTGCCGGGATCTCTGATATCTGCCAGTTGCGGTACACGCCCTTGGGTGCAACGATGATTGCAGTGTCGATCTTTTTGTTTTCGTACAGCCATGCCATGTTGTCGATAAGAACTTTTGATTTACCACAACCCATCTCCATGAAGTAGCCATAGTTTATCTTATCGTATGAACGCTCGAGCGCAATGCGCTGATGCTCATATGGCTTGGTTTTATATTTGAATTTCATAACTGCCCCTTGTTAGTCCTCGAAATCTCCAGACATTAACGAATGCTTTGCCGCCTCCAAGTGCCAGATGATCTCAGCTACGTCCTCTATCGTAGTCATCATCTTGATACTGCCATCTGCCGCCGTGCCCACAATAATTGCACTATCCATCATCTTTGCGGCTATGCCACACACCGCAGGCACTGAGGCCATTGGCACTTTGCTTACCTTCTGCTTTGGCTTCAGGTAAACCACATTGTCAGCATCATCCGTCATCCAACTTTCCTCGTAGCTCTTTGGCTTTGTTACGCATTTCCATATAGACCTCGAGTCTGCCTCGAGTCTTCTCCGCCTCACGATATAAGCCTGAGTCCATGAGTAGTGTCAACTCATCGTCAAGAATGCGGATGATTCTGTCCATCGACTTTGTGTCACTCATGCTACGTCAGCCTCTTTGTCATCACGCAGCATACGAACCATCTCTTCGATGTAAGCCACGTCCAGACCTATGTTCTCAGTGCAGCCACGGAAGCGGTTGAGCCATGCCGCCAGCGACACACCTGCCTGCCTCCGCAACTCAGCCTGAGACTCTTCGTTTTCTGGATCGAACGGCTCGTAGCCGCCACCCTCTTTGCGCTTGGCTACAGGCGAGATGTACGCAGGGTATTCAATCGTCAACACCTTGTCGCTCTGCTTGATATCTGTCTGTTCGACCACGATCCTAAGACCGCTTGCCATGCGCCGTGCCATGTCGATACGCCACTGCCTAGCCGCCGTTGCATCATCGATGCCATAGAAGGCATCATACATTTCATGCTCCGGTTGACCAGACAGCCAGTCAACGAACTCATCCGCTTTGAACATGTTAAATCCTGTTACCTGTAGGTACTCATCGATGATTCTTTGTTTAGTCTTCCTTGCAAAATTACTCATTACTTTCTCCTTGTTAAAAATTTACTTGACCGCCTTGCCGCTCCGCGCCTTACCAAGCCACGTCAAGCCATGCCCCAACCGCCTGACCTCGCCCCAACTTACCTTGCCCCAACGCACCTGTCCTGACCACAACCGCCTTGCCAAGCCTCACCGCATCACGCCATACAAAAACAGACCCAACCCTGCCAAAACCGCCATCCCTGACCCGAACCGACCATACCCGAACCTACCATAACCCAACCGCCGTAACCCGCCGCGCCTCGCCATTCCGAAACTTACCTCGCCACACCATATCTCACCGCACCATAACCGCCACAACCCACGACAGGGATATGCTGCAACGCACACGCTCGATGTGCGTTGCCCCATGTCTAATAACTAAGCAGCCCTCCGCAACCGCTCTTCTTGTAAGAACTGCATAAGCTCTGCTGTTTCCTGATCCGCACATTCTGGATTGTCTCGAGCCGCTTCTTGAACCTCGCGACCTTCCTGCATCAAGATATCCCAGGACTCCTGATGCTCTTCATCCATGCTGAATTCACCACCTGCACTGGCACCAGCTATCGTAAACGTACCAAACGAACCGCGACCCTTTTCCTGTCGGAAATCACCAAGACCAATCAACTGTCCTGCGTTCGCTACCAGTGCCGATATCGAAGCATTGCTGAATGTTGGCGTAACAAACCGGATCTCGATCTCAGCGCACCAGTCTGGCAGATAGGCTCGAGTCCGCATGTCAGGTGTCTTGTTCATGTCAGCCGAACGCACCACATCGATCTTCAGATAGGGCTTGCCCCATATATTGATGTTGGTCTGCGGCAGGAAGATCAAACGATTGACGCTTGTCTTGTTTACACCTGCCGTTTCCAGTGCGGCTGTAGCCATCGCACCTTTCACACCTGCCGCCGGAAAGCACAACAGTGTCTTGCCCTTTGGTTGCGTATGAAAAGAGTCCACGAACTCCTGCTCTGGATTGTGCTTGATCTCTTTCTTTTCAGCCGCAGTCTTACGACCTGCACCGACAAGTAGATCACGCTTTGCTTTTGATGACATACTATTAAAGTACATCGGTGTTTGTCCGATCAAACGTAACTTGATCAAACCTTGCTTCAATACCGGAATGTTGATTGATTCCGTAGTAGTCTTCTTTGATACTGCCATTTTCTTACTCCTCTAATAAATGACATTGAGTTTGTGACACTAACCTCTCAGGATCCTGTGCCACGCCAAGGCTACCTTCATAGCCCTATCCAAATCCTCATCCTCTTTAGTATCAAGAGTCTTGAGTTTTTCGTTGATGACTTCTTCCATCACATGAACCGCATCAGACCAAGTTAGTTCCTCGATGGGTTTCGCTTCCGACTCTGTCAGCATTGACTCCTCCTTTGCTGAATTGTAACCAATCATCAGACCACAGATCGTGCACCTAGCCTGCGACTCACCGCTCATGGTGACTTGACCCTCGCACCTTGGACAACGATCATCCTCGATAACCTTGCCCCATGATTCATCCCCTTCAATAATCATTTGAATATTACCTTGCGACCTTGTGTGTATAACGACAATGGTATTACGAACTCGTCTGGTTCTTCATCAGGCTCCATACCAGACTCTATCTGATTGCGTTGGAGTTGCTGAAAATCATCCATGACTTCCTTTTCTGCCTCTTCCTTGGAATCAAACAGGGCAGGATTTTCTTCGCCGTCCATCACGGCCTGCCAGCCATCGCACACAGTATCGAACACGATCACATACTTTTCTAATGACATGTCTCATCCTCCTCGTCAGCTAGATTGTTCGAGGCACATACCATCGATGCAGTCATCAGTCGCATCAGTTCGACTGAACTACCCATGTTATTCTGCATGGCAAGAGTCAGGCCTGCGGACATCAACAGATAGGCCGCAAAGTCTATGTCTAGTTCCATGGCCTCGAATTCGCGCAATAACTTCTGCACACTCTTGCCAGCTTTATACTTTTCCTTCGACACACTAGTCATCTTTGACCATGCCCCCATATGCTTCCTTGCCAGCGGACTCCTGATGTTCAGTCCAGATCTCAGCCATCATGTTCATCACGTCATCAAGACCCATGTGATTCACCAGACCCATGTGACTCTCCATCTTGCTGGAGAACTCGTGCCACGTCTCACAATCATCAGCCACCATGACAGCCTTGTCCGCGAACTTCTCTTCGAGATCCATCATCATCGCTTTGACTCTACCCATGTGCCATCTCCTTAAAAAATGTACCAGTCGCCTTCTTCGCGTTCCTGATAGTACGCTCCTCATAGCCCCACAGATCCTCGCCATTGCCGGACTTGAACATTGACGATAAGCCAACGCCCGAAAACAAACGAGTCTCGACTCTGCGAACTGTGCCGTGCCGATCAAAGTCGTCGGCTGTTGGATCATCCTCAAACATTACTCACCGCCATTTCATACTTATCTGGTCTTCCCATTATCTCACTCCCTTCTAACATTCTGCTTCGAACACGCACTGCCCGTGCTTAATGATAGACCCTAAAATTTCAGTGCCTAAATCATACCTTGCATACCATCCTAATAAATCTATTACTTCATTTTCCGAGTATCTCCATCCCATCTTAGATTGAAGATAATCAATTAAAATCTTATCATTATAGCTATCATTCTTCATAAAAAATTCATCCAAGTGAGGCTTGGTATCTCCTAATTCTTTAAGACATGTTTTCAAGCCATCACGAACACTGGGTTCGTGTTCTTTATAAAACTCATAATCAAGAGCTTCCGGTTCATCTGGGTCTTCTACTTCAATACCCTCTACACCAAAAAAATCTGCATCATCGGATGGTTGCACACCGACCCAAAATTTGCCCTCAATATCGCCTTGATAAAATCTTCCCATTATCTTACTCCCTTCCTCAGAGTTATTGGTTTGGACAGGGCACCTTTGTGCCATGCCCGATGGTTAATTCTAAGATGCATCTGCCTCGATAGTACAGGCTTACGCAGACCCACTGTGCGGACAACTACGTCCTTGGAACTAGGCTTCGGCATGCTGCACCTCCCTGCTCTCAAGCTCTGCACGTTCTTCCAGTTCATTCTCGACCGCTGCCATGGCATCGACCATGAACGCGCTCGATACCGACCATCGACTCACGCCGCCATGCAGATTGAGTCCACGCTTCGACCAGTCAGTCGGAGTCTTGCCGTTCAGGATCTCATCAAACTTCAAACTAGACAGACAGTACCGACCCACGAACTGACCATACTCTTCAGCCAGATAGGCCACAGTCTTGTCGCCAGACTTGCTCATCTTTATCCTAGCCTCTGAGTCCATGTCGTAGAACTCGATCATCGGCTCAGTCTCATCGTGCGTCAGACAATGGTTAAGACCATAGTCGTCACCCTCGAACACGATGCGGACGCACCACCGAATCCCAGACTCAGGATCAATAGCTTTATACGTTACAGACATTCCTCTACTCCTTATCTACAGGGTTGTGCTGATGGATGACATATTGAAACGTATCCCAACTAATGCCGTGGTTGGCATCAAAGCCATTGGCAATGTCATGCAATACATCTTCCATCTGCTCTTCAGTCAACGTAACACCCATCTGCTCACAGACCGACGCCACATCTTCTAGATACCAGTCGTCTCTGATGAACGGCTTGCCATCTTCGGTATAATCAATATGTGCCATTAGCAATACACCTCTTTACCAAACACACCCAACTGGATGATCAAATCACAATCAATGGAATCCAATTGACCCAACTCATCGACAGTCAACGCCAACCGCTGCCGCTCTGGATCGAGCCTGCTGATGCCGTCAAAAATCACATCAAAAGCCTTGACCCTTTCAATATCGACATCGTCATCACCCCAACCATCACTGCCATGATGGATAGTAATATCGAAATTATACTCGACCACTGAGTAACCATTCTTCAGATCAAACTCGTCCTCAGTGTGTATGCCATCGATCCAGTGACCCGACCCACCTTCGAGCGCGGTAATCCAGATTGTTTCGGCAATCTCTTCCCAAGCTTCCTTGTTCGGTGTGTACTCAACCGCGATAGTTCTATCCAATACTTTAGTCATTACCGAACACCCCCTCGATTAGCTTACCAGTATTCTCATTAGCCTCGATCATGCCCTCAGTTTTCATCAAGCGACCATGGCTCAAAATTAAACCATGGATACTCATGAGCACATCAGGCGAAACATCACGAGCGCCGTAGATCTCGAAAGTCTCCACAATCAGATCCACAATTTTATTCACGTCTTTAACTTCATTAGTCATTGGTTTGGCTCCTCTCTTTTATTTCAGCCATCTTGGCATCAAACTCATCACAAGTTCTCGCCATATTTTTACAGTGAAAAAGTTCTTCTTCACTCACGAACCCAACTGATGAATCTGCAATCTGCTGATCCACGAATGCACGAACCGCACTAATGATCCTTGGGCTTGTCATATACCGACCTGTTTCTTTGTAAAGAAAACGACCACGATATTTGGACTTGGTGTCATATGTGCCGCAAGCCTCGCGTTGTGCAACACCATCTGTACCCTGACAAATCGTGATCGATACCCGATAAAGAGTCGAACGACCCGACTCATCGGTATGCTTGCCCCTGCCAACATCAATCAGTGTCCGACTATCTTCCAAATGGTTTAGCTTAATCATCATTGTTTAGCTTCCTCCAAGTATCCAAGTAACTCATCAAAAGAACTTTCTGAATATTCTAAGTTGTTCACGGCTTCTTGAATGAGTTCACCACGTTCTGAGCTTTGAAGGTTCTCCGGCATATTTTCATATACCTCTGACTCCGCTTCGGTGACCTCTTCGATTATGGACTTAGCCTCTTCGATCAAAGCCACAGCTTGATCAATGCGTTTACGCCTATCGTTATTCATCGTTTAATCCCCTTACTTGGATAATTTAGGACGATTGATTACAGTCTGATCCACACCCTGATATTCAGCGTGATCCTTAACAGTGGCCTTCATGGTGATGGTCTGACCCTTCTCACCTAGCTCTGCACTGCCAAAATATTTGAAAACATCGCCCTTGCTGTTCTCAAGAATTGTGAAATAAGAGATGCCATAAAAACCATCAACGGCTTTTACGACTGTGATAGTTGCGGTGATGTCGATACGATCACCAGCCTGACCAACGTGGCTGGACTTAGAACGCTTGGCCTCAAGCTCTGCATCACGCCGTGCTTGTGCGGCTTTGTTGGCCTCAACAACCGCCATGAACTCATCGCGCCGTGAGATAACCTGAAGTCGGATATTTTCTTTGACAGTATCGGAACGCTTGCTGTCAATGTCACCATCCAGATACCAGTTAGCAAAATAATCAATAGGGATATCAGAGATAGCCTGACCAAAATATTTTCCAAACGGCATCGTACCCTTGGCAATCAAATTCAGATCAGCCTGACGCTCTGGGTTGCACTCGCCCCATGTATTCAGACCCGACACTTTTTCTGGGTTGAAATCTTCCAACAGGGTATCGACATCGCCACCTTCAGCGCGGATATGATCCTGTGCCTTGCGTAAAGCCTCATGCGGATCACGGCTAAGATTTTTGACGAAAGCAAAAAACTCACTCCCATCATGGTGATATCCATTAAGCTGGCGCAAGGTGTACATACCATTGCCGCCGCCTGTCCAGATTTCATATTCATGTTGATCATTCATTGGTTTAATCCCCTTGTATCTTGAACCTTGAACCTCGAACCTGTATGATTCGAGTAACTTAAATTGAACTCTATCAGCTTTTCGTAACTTGTACAACTTTAAATGGGAATAGTGGATACACATTACAAGAGGCATATAATGTTTTTTCTGGGAAAAAGTTTTTTTTATTTTTTTTGCTATAAAAAGTGTCTCAGGTGTCTCAGGTGTCTCAAATGATATCCAGTAACGATTATAGCTAAGACAGTTGTGAGACAGTGAGACAATTATCAAGTCGAACGTGAGAGGTTTTTGGTTTTGAAAAAGAGTGAACCCACAGAAAACACTATAGGGAAGGGTGGTAGGCCAGCCGGATTGACCAACCGCCAGAGAGAATTTGCTCGATACTATGTCGAGGGCAAATGGTCTAATGCTGAGTGCGCGAGGAAGGCTGGTTACGCTGATGCCAGTGCCAGAATACAAGCTCACAAGCTTCTTGATGGTAAGTCTTTCCCTGCCGTGCCGGAGCTTGTCAAAGAACTTCGAGAGGCCAGAGAGCGCAGATATGGCGTGACTGTACTGGGTCAACTCAAACGCTTTGAAGAACTGTCCATGTCTGCTGAAGAGGCTGGACAATTCAGCGCTGCTATCAACGCTGAGAAAATTCGTTCCAGTCTGGGTGGTTTGACCATCGATAGACGCGAGTCCACCCATGTCCACCAGCTTGATAATATGTCGCGTGAGGACATTGTTGCCAGACTGGCAAGTCTTAGGAAGAATTACCCACATGCTTTTGCTGATATGAAAAGAGTTGAGGATGCCAGCGACAGAGAAATCACTGTGGAAGCTATTGAAGCAAAGCCTGCCCAAGAAAACACACTGCGAGAGGATTGAAAACCGCAGTGGTGAAGGGATGCCGGACGTATACCTATGCATGGATGGCGTTCCGGTATGGCTTGAATTAAAACTAACAAAAAATAACAGGGTCAAAGTGTCTAAATCGCAGATTGCTTGGCATTGCTCACATTCTCGCTGTGGCGGCGTGAGTTTTTTCTTGCTAAACGACCCCTCTACCTCTGACCTATTTTTATTTGACGGCGCATCGGTGATCGAGATCAGCGGTTCGCGGATCGATGACCTGCGGCCTGCGGCCTTATATGTAGGTGATATGTCTGGGCTGATCGAGAGCCTGCGGCCTGCGGCCTGCGACCTCTGGTATAGATCGATGGCCTGCGGCCTGCGGCCTGTGCCCTGATATGTCGGAGCACGATCCGAAAAAGAATACCCAGCGACAGAGTCGCTGGGCATCTTCGGGGAAAACCTAATATGTGAAGCCAGTGTAGACAATGGTATCTTCTTTCAAGAATATTTCGCGGTTCATGTCTTCATAATCTGACAGTGAATATTCTGCTGGCCTTGTCCTGGTGGCCTTGTTCCGATGGTTGATGACATAGACGGCCTTGGCATTCGGCTTGCGCTTTACCAAATCGCCTACGTTTAGATGACGCAGCGCAATTGCTTGCACTGTGTCGTTGTCTTCAGTCAGATGTAAATTTAATCCGTTTATTAACTGCATGATTGCCTCTTAGTGTTTAACGATTGCAATTGATTTGGCCTTGGTCGTTGCGCCACTACATAGCTTGCAAGTGTCACAAGTAGCACGTCGGCCTGCTTCCTTACTGGCAGGGCATAGGATCTCGAAGCCCTGCACGATATCGTCTATCTGATCGATGACGCGAAACGTGCGCTTGCCATTGTCCCAAGCTTCCAGGGCTTGGGCTTTGGTATCGGCGCTGATCATGAATAGATTAGGATCAACTTCTAGAATGTCATCTTGGTGGCTATAGGCCGTATGACCTACGGCCTCACTCAATAGGCTGTCCCATATGTAACGCGGCACGGCAGCGCCGTCGCCATATGTACCGATGCGAACCATGCGGCCAGCGCCAAGCTTGGCAATAGCATCATGACCGGATGCGACTGGATAGCCGCCTTTCATGTAATGCTTCCAAGTTATCAAAACGCCCTGGAATAATGCGACGTAACACTTGCGGCCTTTAGCATGTTTGCCTGGCGCGTCGATTGCGACGGCCTCGCCTCTGAATTTGCAATTGCCGCAGATTGAATAGTCGTTGCCGATCTTATTGTTCAGCATAGGATCGAGGCCGTTATCACATAAGATGTAGGTTTGAACCATGTTGCCCGTTTTGCTGTTGCTACTTTTCACGATAGCAACGGCAACGATAGGCGACCCGTCAATCTGTGACGGACCTCGATATATTATTGAGCTTTGTGCTTTCATAACTATCCCCTTGTTTAAGTTATCTTGAATCCTACGATTTTTTCCCAACTATCACAAGCACTAAATTATCCTGCGGCCTGCGGCCTTTTTCTGTTTATATATCTAGATGAACCTGCGGCCTGCGACCTGCGACCTGCGACCTCGCGCCTATCTATATATAAAAAAAGAAAAGAGAACCGAGCGCCGTGGCGCTCGATCCCGTGTTGCTATACAAGCTCGTTGTTCCCGTCTCGAGTCATGATCATCCAGCCTCGAGCAATCTTTTCGGTTGCGGCCCGCAATTCTGGATGTGGCTTGTCTTTATTTTCTGACCTGAAGTGTTCACCCTGACTCAGAGAGTCCAATAGAGCGATTGCTTCGCCAGTTGTGAGGCGGATATCGAAATATCCGCCCTCGCCAGTTTGTTTCAGAAAATCAGCCATGGTTATCCCCTTATCCATCCATCGGTTAAAAAGAAGTCTGCTATCTTAACCAGCTTGTCACCGAATAGCCGATACTCTTTTATCGGTCTGATATCAGGATGACCTCGATACTTCTTACCGATCGTGATCACTTGGCCGTCGCTCGATTTGTCCGGCCATATCCGGTTATGCTTGGCGAGTGTCTTGCCTATCTCGGCAAGAGACTTTGCATCCGACCAGACGACTGTCTCGCCGTTTGATTGTCTCGGTGTGTGATAATAAATCTTAGCCATGATCTATCCCCTCGCATCTAATGCGTTAATGATACAGGCAACGATCGACCATGGTAGGCCAACGCTACCAATTGATATCATACCGATACCTACAAACACGTTAAACGCATCGCCAGTCATTAAGACACGCCAGCCAAGCACGAAAAAAAGACCCATAGCAACGGCCATGCCAGCCCATGCAATGGCTGTGTTTCTGGCGTGTGTTTTAGGTGTTCTGATAAATACTCTATTCATTTTAGTCCCCTTTCTGGGGGGACACTGTCCCCCCGTTGGTTTGACATTAGGATACTTTCTTATTCAGTCCCGGTGTTAATGGATCTTTAATCATAGCGATCGGTACATCGTTGACTGAGAGAGTACCTTCGGGGAATGCCTCATCAGCAAACACATAAATGTTTTGATCAACGTCACATGCAGCGCGGGGCTTAGTACCCATTTTGCATTTGAAATACATTTGCTGACTAACAAGCTGTTTAACTAGATCGTCGCGAACACGACGTGCCTTGGATAAATCAGCATTGGCCTTTGCGAGCTTGGCTCGCGCGGTGTTCGGGTTTGTGATAGGGCGACCCGTGATCCCTTTGGTTGACTTACTCATGACTAGTTTTCCCCTTGTCATAATCGGGTGCCACCATTGGCAACCCTCAATAAAAATAGTGCGCTCATTTATCCCATAATGCAAGCACTAAATACCATCTTATCCCAACAAAATGCATTTTATTTTATTTTATCCGTTCACGATTTGTTCCAGAGGCTGGGCTGGGCTGGGGTTACTGCCGCCAATTGTCGATTGTCGATCGATCGAGCGCACCCCCCACCACCATTATTTTGTGGACAGGTGTTGACAATGTCGTGTCGTGTCGCTGGGTTGATAAATTCAATGGGATGTATTATCGTTCGGGCATGGATGACATCTCTAGCCTAGACCTGCTGCCAGAAGACGTTCTCAAAGAGATCTTGTTACTAGAAGAGCAGAAGCAAAAGCTTGAAACCAGAGACATAGCCAGAGATAAGTTCATGGCGTATGCAAAGCATGTGTACGACGGGTTCATAGAGGGGACCCATCACCGCGTAATCGCAGAGAAGCTCGAGCGTATAGCCTCGGGGGACTTGAAAAGACTGATTGTCAACATGCCGCCCCGGCATTCCAAGTCAGAATTCGCTTCATATCTTATGCCTAGTTGGTTCTTGGGCCGCAATCCTAAGTTAAAAATCATTCAGGCCACGATGAATACCGAACTTGCTGTGCGGTTTGGCCGTAAGGTGAGGGATTTGATTGCTGACCCTATTTACAAAGAGATATTTCCTAATACTGACTTGAAACAGGACAGTCAGGCTGCTGGTAGATGGGAGACTAGCGTTGGCGGAGAGTATTTTGCTGCCGGAGTTGGTGCGGCGATGACGGGCCGTGGTGCGGATTTGCTGATTATTGATGATCCGCACTCGGAACAAGATGCTTTATCCGCGTCTGCATACGATAATGCCTATGAGTGGTACACATCTGGACCCCGGCAGCGTCTACAACCGGGGGGAACCATCATTATTGTGCAGACCAGATGGTCTAAAAAGGACATAACGGGCAGGTTACTGGCTGCACAGGCCAAGGATGTCATGGCTGACCAGTGGGAAGTGGTTGAATTCCCTGCAATTATGCCATCGGGGGAACCATTATGGCCTGAATTCTGGCAAAAAGATGAGCTTTTGAAGGTAAAAGCCTCTTTGTCGGTGGGCAAATGGAATGCACAGTGGCAGCAGAACCCCACATCCGAGGAAACTGCTGTTGTAAAGCGCGATTGGTGGCGTGTTTGGGAGGAGGATGACATTCCTGACTTGGATTACGTCATTCAGTCCTACGATACGGCGTATAGTAAGCGCGAAACTGCTGATTACTCTGCCATTACAACTTGGGGCGTGTTTCAGCCACATCGAAACGGGGAACAGCACCTGATATTGATGGATGCAAAGAAGGGTCGGTGGAATTTCCCTGAGTTAAAAGAGGTTGCTTTAGAGGAAAACGAGTATTGGGAGCCTGAGTTGATACTGATTGAGGCTAAAGCTTCGGGTCAGTCTCTGGCTGACGAGATGCGTCTGATGAATTTGCCTGTTGCTACGTTTTCACCGGGCCGCAGGAAGGGTGGCAATCTAGACAAGACGACTAGGATGCATATTGTGTCTCCTATATTCGAGTCTGGAAAAGTGTGGTATCCTGAAGGCAGGAAATTTGCAGACGAAGTTATCGAAGAGGTTGCATCCTTTCCAAACGGCGACCATGATGACTTTTGTGACAGCATGACCATGGCCCTGATGCGCTTTCGTCAGGGTGGTTTTATCAGTTTGGACGGCGAAGAGTTCGAGGACGACCCGCCCCGTAAAGCAAGAGAGTATTACTGATGGCTGCAAAGCTTTACAAAGATCTTACACCCGCCGAACAAAAAGCTCGTGACGCAGAGCTAAAGGACTTTGTCCGTGGTGCGAAGTTTTCTCCCATGGATTTGCTTGGTGCTCCTGTAGATTTGACAACAATGGCGATGCGCGGCGTGGGTATACCTGTGCCGGAGAAGCCCTTCCTTGGTTCAGAGTATCTGATTGACAAGTATGCTGATCTGGGTGAGGCGCTTGACATAAATTATGATCGTCCGACTGGTTCCGGGATGGAGACATTTGGTCGTGTAGTGGCTGGCACGGCTGGACTTGGCGGCGAGGCTGCTGTGGCTCTGGCTCCCGGCATCGGTAAGTTATTTGCCAAGGCTACCAAGACCCGTGGTTCGGGGATCGAGGTCAAGGGATCTGGCAACATTGAGATGGGGGCCTCCTCCACTCCCGGCAAGTATGATGAGTTTTTTGAGAACATGGGGGAAGAGGGTGCTGGCATGGAGTTTCCGGCTGTTGGTCAGGCCGTAGACAACTATGTCACAGAGTTTGATCCTAAAGAATCTTTTGATTTATTGGATGGAGCACTCAAGTCTGACGATTATCCCGGATATGCCACAGCTTTACGAGCGAACTTAGACAGACAGTTTCCCGGAGATAAGATTTCTGTATCCAGAATAGAGAATTATTCGGACCCTCAAGCAGGCATAGAAGGTCGCAGATCCAAGAGTTTCTTTGAAGTTGATAAAGATGATGTTCTTTTTGCGGGGAGTGACTCTGAAAGAGAGTTAATAATTCGTGGTCCGAAGGGTACATACAACGAAGGTGGTCCTATGTCTGTTAGGATAGAAGAAGCTCCGCCCTCGGACCTTGGACCTACGCCCTCTGACGGCACTACCTTTTTCAGAGAGGAGTCATTAGCGAAAAACATTAACGAAGCAAAAAGACCCAATTCTAGAGAGACGATCACTTATATGTCTCCAGATGAGTTTTTAACTTTGGCTGAGAAGGGTGAAAGCCCGAAAAAGTTAGCTGGTGTTCGTGAGCTTGTAGACAATGACACTAAGTTTTCTAGTCTTCCTTTCTTACGTTTCTCTCATGACGGCAAGGGCATGGCAAAGGTTGAGAGCCATGAGGGTCGTCATCGGATGATGGTGCTAAAAGATGCTGGCGTTGAGCGTGTTCCAGTTCTGTTTGAGTCAAGTGAGATGGGAAAGGGTCGAGCTATTCGTTGGGGTTCACAGGATCCAGACAGTTTTGATTTTGTGCCGCCACAGGAAAGACCAACTCGCATAACAAGTCAGGATGGGGATGCGGTGCTTCCGATGTTTGACAGTGACATATATCCTGTTCTTAACGAAGCGCCGACCACTGTTGCGCCAAAGAAAGAAGTCCTCGAGGGCGAGGTTGTAGGTACGAAGTCCAAGAAGTACATGAAGCTTGAGAAGGAGATGGGCGAAGCTCGGACCCCGGAACTTCGTGCTGCCCGTGAGTTGAACATGGAGACTCAGGGTGTTGAGGATGCGTTTGATCTGAACGCGGCCAGCAACATAGACAAGAACTTTGAGTTTGCCAGTGGTGGCGACGATGTTCGGGCTACGTCTGACGACTTTATAGGTGGTGTGATTGATGAATATCAGGGTGCGAGGGATCAGGGTTTTAATCGTGGCGATGCGTTAGTTGATGCTGTTCGTGTTAAGGTAAACGATTACAACGAGATTTATCCTGATGCGTTAGATTTGAATTCTGTTCTTGACGATTTGTCTCGTAACGTAAATGACGACTTTGGTTTTGATCAGGCTCTTGGCAGGTTTCGTGAGGGTCAGTCTAATCGCAAAGCTTTAGAAGCGGAGTTACAGACTGCAAAGTTCAAGAATATGAGGGAGGCGCAGGAGGCGGCGACTCGTGTAAGAGAGGAGCAGCTTGGTATTGCGGGTTTGAGCGATGCGGAAAAAGCGGCATTCTACAGGAACATGGGTGAGCAAGAGCAGCGCGGCATAGTAGGCGCGGGTATTCCAGATCCAGATCCACCCAAGCCTAATCTGCGATTGGTGAAAAAGGCTAAAGGCGGTCCTGTGGACATGCGTTCTGGTATCGGTGACTTATTTAAGGTATATTCGTGAAATGACAGGTAAAGATAAAGAGATTCGCACAGACGGGCGCACAGACAAAGAGATCCGTACTATTGCTATTAGCGGTCAGATAAGCAATCTGACTAACAACCAGTATGATCGGTTTGTTGATCACATAGAGCCAGCACTGTACAACAGACAGAAAAAGCGCGGTGGCGGCATGATTCGGCCTCAAAGATTCAAAGGAGTATTCTGATGAGCGACAGACAAGAAGAGAACATTGGCAATCTGAAGAAGCTCAGAGCCATGATCAAAAAGGACATGAACACAGTTGCACAGGTCAACAAAGTACAAAAAGCACTTGAAAATTTGACTCCGGCTGGAGAAAAAGCGATGGCCTCGGACATTGCAAAGTTTCAAAAGTTTAGAAAGAACGTGCTTGCCAGAGAAGAAAAGGCCGATACTCCGCCACCTAAAAGAGCCATGGCTTCTAAAGAGGGTGGTCCGAAGACCCCTACAAAACTTCCAAAGCCAAAGCCAAAGCGTCCTACGCAAACAGCGGCAAAGAAGAAGTCAGGTGTTACGTTTGATACCAGCGGCACACTTCCGGGTCAGACGATCAAGAGTAGTTCTATGGGCCGCGCTGTCATGAAAAAGCGCGGTGGAACATTTAAAGGGATCTTCTAATGGCTATTGAACCAAGACAGATTGCAGGAATGATGGAGCAGGCCATGGGTCCGGGTGGACCAGCAGCCGTGCCAGAAGATGCTATGACCGAGGTTCAAGTATCGTTGCCCGGTATGGAAGATCTTCCGCCCGGTATTGAGCTTGTTGGTGCAGAAGAAATGATTGAGGTTGAGGCTGAAGTCTATGATCACAATGCAAATCTGGCCGAGGTTCTAGATAGATCTACGCTTGGTTCTTTGTCCTCTGATCTTGGAGGATTGGTTAATGAGGACAAGGAAGGTCGTTCTGAGTGGGAAGAGTCCATCTCCAAGGGCTTGACGTTACTGGGGATCAACTATGATGAGCGGTCTGAGCCGTTCATGGGGGCGAGTGGTGTAACGCATCCTGTGTTATCTGAGGCGATTACGCAGTTTCAGGCGCAGGCATACAAGGAGATGTTACCACCGGGCGGTCCTGTAAAGACACAGATCTTGGGTGAGCAGAACCGCATGGTTGAGGAGCAGGCTCAACGTGTGAAGGATTTCATGAACTTCCAGATCACGGAAGTGATGGAGGAGTTCGATCAGGACACGGATCAGATGTTATTCTATCTGCCGATTACTGGTTCTACGTTCAAGAAGGTTTACTTTGATCAAACAAAGCAGAGGGCGGTATCGAAGTTTGTTCCCGCCGAAGATCTGATTGTTCCGTATCATGCGTCTGATTTGAGGACAGCAGTGCGGTACACTCATGTTGTTCGGATGAGTGAGAACGAAATCCGCAAGATGCAAGTAGGAGGGATATATAGAGATGTTGATTTATCTCCAAGCGAAGATGACGAGTCTGATTCAACAATTCGTGGCAAGAGTGATGAAATTCAGGGATTACGTTCAGGCTATTCTGATGAAATGTTTACGCTTTTTGAAATCCATGTGGACTTAGATCTTGAAGGCTTTGAAGACAAAGATCAGATGGGCGAAGACACAGGTATCAAGCTACCGTATATCGTCACTATGGACGAAGCTTCGGGAGAAGTTCTCTCGATAGTACGCAATTTTCGTGAGCAGGATCCGCTACGCCGCAAGCGTCAGTACTTCGTACATTACAAGTTTTTGCCCGGTTTTGGGTTCTATGGCTTTGGTTTGCTACACATGATAGGAGGATTGTCTCGTGCTGCAACGTCTATACTCCGTCAGCTTATCGATGCTGGTACGCTCTCGAATCTACCGGGTGGTTTCAAGGCACGGGGAGTCCGCATTAGGAATGATGACGAGCCTGTTAATCCGGGTGAGTTTCGTGATCTTGATGCCCCTGGCGGTGATATTAGGAATGCTATTATTCCACTCCCTTACAAGGAGCCTTCTGGAACGCTGGCTCAATTACTTGGGGTGGTCGTTGATTCGGGTAGAAGATTTGCACAGGTTACGGACACAAAAGTCGCAGATGTCAACTCCAATGCTCCCGTGGGAACTACAGTGGCTCTCATCGAGCAGGGATCAAAAGTAATATCAAGTATCCACAAGCGGCTGCACTACGCTCAAAAGAACGAGTTTCGCATGCTGGCTGAGATATTTCAGAACAATCCTATGCCGTATCCATATGCTGTCGGGGCAAACATCAACCCTGCTATCATGGCACAGGACTTCGACGGGCGTGTAGATATCCTCCCTGTATCCGACCCGTCGATTTTTTCTATGGCGCAGCGGCTGTCACTGGCGCAGACACAACTACAACTGGCGCAGGCCGCACCGCAGATGCACAATCTGTATGAAGCCTACCGCCGGATGTATGATGCACTGGATGTCAAGAACATCGATTCAATTCTGCCACCACCACAGCCACCTGCACCAAAGGATCCTGCCACAGAAAACGCTCTGGCTCTGAAGGGTCAGCAGTTGCAAGCATTCCCGCAGCAGGACAGCATGGCGCATATCAGAGTGCACGTTGCCATGATTCAGTCGCCTGCCATACAGGCCAACCCGCAGGCATTTTTGATATTACAGGCTCACATACAAGAGCATGTTAGTATATTTGCCCGTGATGTTATCAAGGAGATGCTTGAAAAGGGCATACAGGAAGCTATGGCAGCAGGACAGCAGCCTCCACAAATCAATCCTGATGCAGCAGAAGCAGCCGTGGCACAGCAGATTGCAACGACGCTGGAACAGCTTGCTCCTATGCTCAAGCCTCAGACCCCACCTGATCCACTGGTTCAGATCCGGCAGCAGGAGTTGCAGAACGATACGCAAGAGATACAGCGTAAGATGCAGAATGATGCGATGGACTTCCAGATTGATCAGGCCAAGTTACAGCAGGCTTATGATTTGGCTATGCAGCGTCAAGCTCTGCAAGAACAGATCGCTGGTGATAGAAACGATGTGAATGTTTATCGTATCAACACACAGGCTGATCTAAAGCGCGGTGGATAAGACCGATGACTGGAGTGCACCACACAACAGAAACACTTTTTATTTTAGTGATTTCAATGTGGGGTCATACAGGTTCAGAGTGGCAATACATAGGTAACCAGATAGCCTTACAGCAGCCAATGACAGAGTCCCAATGTGAATATCTTATTAACGAAGAAATGTGGCAAGCCACATACAAAAACGAATATTACCGCATGATGGCGCATTGTTTTCCTACCGAGTGTGCAGGACAGGACAAGTGTGATTAATGCCAAAACTGAATGAAAACACTGAACTGAGTATGCCTATTCGCAACTTGATTGC